CATTGGTTATTATGAAAAAGAAGATAGAGTTAGATACTATTCCGTCGTTGATGACGGTCGTATCACCTCGGATAACAGGCACACTTATGGTGGTTATAAACCATATTACCGCAGTATCACTGCGTCGCCGGTATCAAATGATGAGTTCAACGGAATCTAATGGCGTTACCAAAGAAAATAAAAAAGACACTTGACCTTATTCCTAATAAAACGGGACTTGCAAGAAGGGAACAACTTTTGGAAGATATTCAAAAGGATGGAACTTATTTGCCAAAAGGTATAGGTCATGCAGATTTGGACCGTGGTATGTTGGACTTCGTTAAGAATGATTTGAAAACATTTATGGATGGTAAGGTTATACCTACTGTAGATATTATTATCACCACACAGAATTGGGCTCAGTTTACTGAAACATGGAACTTCCAAGATTTGGATAAGAACGTGAAACCACCTTTTGTGTCAACAGTAAGACAACCTGAGGTTCCTTATGGTACCAACCCATCATTACAATATACTATACCAAATAGAAAACAATTTTATTATGCTAAAGTACCAACTTGGGACGGACAAAGAAAAGGTGTTGATGTCTATAAAATTCCTCAACCTATTCCTGTTGATATTACTTATAATGTTAAACTGTTTGTAAACAGAATGAGGTCGTTGAATGAATTCAACAAAAACGTATTACAAAACTTTGCATCCCGTCAAGCGTATACTAATATAAAGGGTCACTACATTCCTATTATATTAAATAACATTTCAGATGAGTCTGTCTTAGACATTGACAAAAGAAAGTATTACATCCAAAACTATGAATTCACAATGTTAGGGTTCTTAATGGATGAAGAAGAATTTGAAGTAAGTCCAGGTATTTCAAGAGCACTTACAATGTATGAAGTGTCACAACTTAACTCATCGAGAAAGGTTGAACCAAAACCTGAAAACCCTAACGAGTTTCCTGTAGATTTATTATTTGTCGATGGTAACAATGAGTTGAGTGAAACTTTCAGATACACTGCCGATTTATATTTGAACGAAACATATAATGTAGATAGTTTCTCAGTTTACATTAACAACAATTATGTTGGTGATGATTTGAGTAAGATTCAAATCAATACTAATGACTTGGTAAGGTTCGTTGTAGATAAAGATGTAGATGGTGAAGCACGAATATATACAACCGCTAAGTTGTTATAATTTATTCACCGTAGATATCCTTTGGACGAGAACATTTGTCCATAATTAACTTCTCCAAAAACTTATACATCTTCAATCCATTCTCATCACAATACTCTTTTAGTGTTGAGTGAACCTCTGTAGATATCTTAATATTCTTTATGTCTTTCATAATATTAGTGTGAAAAAAGGCAGAAAAAATTCTCCCTAATCGATAAATATAGGGCTGGTGTAAATGTTTTTTAAGATTTTTCGAAATATTTATAATAAAAATAAATTCTTAAGAAATTAAAAAACATGGCAAGTTCAAACAAAGTTTTCGTTTCTCCGGGTGTTTATACATCAGAAAGAGACTTGAGTTTCGTGGCACAGAGTGTAGGTGTAACTACTATGGGTATTGTTGGTGAGACCTTATCGGGTCCAGCATTCGAACCTATATTCATCTCCAACTTCGACGAATTTCAAGCTTACTTCGGAGGAACAAATCCAACAAAATTTGTAAACACGCAGATTCCAAAATATGAAGCCGCTTACATAGCGAAGGCGTATTTACAACAATCAAACCAATTATTTGTAACCAGAGTATTAGGTTTATCAGGTTACGATGCTGGTCCGTCTTGGTCTATTACAACTCAAGCAAACTTAGACCCCTCAACATTAGATACCCCTACTCTCTCTACATGGTCTGTTACCTTTACTGGTTCGACAGGTTCAACAAGTACTGTTGAGTTCACGGGGGCATTCTCATCTCCATTAAATGATTACATTAACGATAGTATTCAATTATACAATGGTGACTCAACAACAATGTCGGGTCAATTACAAACATTTGTTCACAGTCTAATATTAGATAACTCATTAAGTGCTACTACAGGTGCACAATGGGGTGTGGTTACAGATGCTGTGTATAATTCATTTACTGGTGCTGGGTACACTATTTCAGATGATAATAACTTCTTATCTGTTGACGGTCTATACGATTCAGTTGCGGATTACGACGATTCATTAATGGACCCTTGGTACTACGCATGTTTCGAACCAGGTTCACAAGATAACTACTCAGGTATTTCATTCAATGTTGTTATGAACTCTGACTTCACAGACTTAGGTGGTGGTAACTTCTCAGGTACTTTAAGTGGTTCAGTGTTATCGTATAACGCAACCGCATTTACTGAGTACAATGATGTAGTTGTGGCAACACTTCGTTCAAGAGGTATCAACGATAATAACGATGGTGGTCCTGTTTACATGGCTAGTGGTGTTTCACAAGTTATTATGGATTGTTCAGGTGATTATGCTGATGTTCAGAAAAACCCATATTCTTCATTTGGTATTTCAGGTGTAACGAATGACGGTGATAACTTCACATTCAAAACATCGTTCACTTTATCAGATACAAACTACATCAATAAAGTATTTGGTGGTACAAACTTTGGTAAGAGTAGAAATGAGTTCCCATTATTTGCGGAAGAGGTTTATTACTCATTATTAACTGAAGGTTATAGAAAAGGTAAAATTCGTGGTCTTAACTGTGATTTAGTTGCTCTTCCATCGGCAAGAGAAGATAACGCAACTAATAGTTCAATCGGTTGGTACTTGGAACAATATCAAACACCACACACTCCGTTTGTGGTTTCAGAATTGAGAGGTTCACAAGTTGATAGACTATTTAGATTTATCTTAATTTCTGATGGTAATGCAGCTAACAACCAAGTTAAGATTTCTATTGCTAACATCTCATTTGCTAATTCAACGTTCGACATCATCGTTCGTGATTTCTTTGATACAGATGCAAACCCTGTAGTTATTGAGAAATTCACTAACTGTACAATGAGTCCAGGTGAAAATGGATATGTAGCTAAGAAAGTCGGTACTGCTAATGGAGAGTTTGAACTTAAGTCTAAATTTATTATGTTGGAAATGGATGAAGATGCACCTGTAGATGCACTTCCTTGTGGTTTCGAAGGTTACGACTTTAGAGAGTACTCAGGAGCTAAGAGTCCATTCATTGCATACAAAACAAAATATAATACACCAGGTGAGGTAGTTTACAACCCACCATTCGGTACATCTACAGGTGGTAGTAACATCTCAAGAAGTGCAGGTGATAAAGTAAGAAAGACTTACTTAGGTATTTCAAATACTGTAGGTATTGATTCTGACTTCTTTATGTATAAAGGTAAACAAAACCCAACTAACTTGGGTACTGCTACTGAAGGTAACAATTGGGCATACCTTACAAAAGGTTTCCACATGGATTCAGGAGCAACAGTAGTAACGATTTCAGGTCAATATGTGACTTCAGGTGAAACGGCGTTTGAAGTGGGTGATGCAGAATTCAGAAGTGAACCAACATCACAATCAAACCCTTACTACAGATTAAATGCTCGTAAGTTCACATTATTACCTAAAGGTGGTTTTGACGGATGGGATATCTACAGAGAGTTCCGTTCAAATCAAGATTCATTTAGATTGGGTGGTACAGGTTACTTATTAGGTGCAGCACCTTCAGTGTCATTCCCAACTGCAACAGGATGGGGACAATTCAAACAAATCACTGTTGGTGAAAACTCAACTGATTGGGCAAACACTGATTACTACGCTTACTTAATGGGTCAGAAAACATTCGAAAACCCTGAAGCAGTGAACATTAATATTTTCACAACACCAGGTATTGATTACACTAATCACTCAAACTTGGTTGAAGAGGCGATTGACATGATTGAAACAGATAGAGCAGATTCAATTTACATCTGTACAACTCCTGATTACAACATGTTTGTTCCTAATACTTCAGCGTTCGAAACAGATTTCATCTACCCTGATGAAGCAGTGGATAACTTAGAAGAGTCAGATATAGATTCGAACTACACGGCAACTTACTACCCATGGGTATTGACAAGGGATAGTGTGAACAACACACAAATCTACATCCCACCAACGGCAGAGGTTGTTAAGAACTTAGCGTTAACAGATAACATCGCATTCCCTTGGTTCGCAACTGCGGGTTACACAAGAGGTTTGGTAAATGCTGTTAAAGCACGTAAGAAGTTAACTCAAGAAGATAGAGATACATTATACCAAGGTAGATTGAACCCAATCGCAACATTCTCAGATGTGGGTACAGTAATTTGGGGTAATAAGACTCTACAAATTAGAGAATCTGCACTTGACAGAATTAATGTAAGAAGATTGTTGTTACAAGCTCGTAAGTTGATTTCGGCGGTAGCGGTAAGATTGTTGTTCGAACAGAACGATGACCAAGTAAGACAAGACTTCTTAGATGCGGTTAACCCAATCTTAGACTCTATTAGAAGAGACAGAGGTTTAATCGACTTCCGTGTGGTTGTAGAAAACACACCTGAAGATTTGGATAATAACCAATTGACAGGTAAAATCTACTTGAAACCAACGAGAGCACTTGAATTCATCGATATTGAGTTCTTGATTACTCCAACGGGAGCATCTTTCGAAGATATCTAATTTGATATATTTATAAATTGGGGGTTACCGATGGTGACCCCCATTAGCCTTATTAAACGTTTAATTAAAATAAGAACATGGAATTTAAGAAATCAAACTTAATGGAACACCTAAATGTTGAGAACAATGGTGTAAAAACATTTTCTGAAAAACCACAAAACATTGTGATTTCAGAAGAACAATTAGAAAGATTAATTGAGAGACTAAACGAGACAAAGTAATGATTCGTAGTATCTTAAGAGAATATATTGAGGAAAAACAACTCAATGAGGGTTTTGACGAAGCGGGTAATCCTAATATGAAGTATTATGCTTTTGACTGGGATGACAACATTTTGATGATGCCTACACAAATCATCGTTCAAACTGAGGACGGTAAAGAAGTGGGTATGTCTACTGAGGACTTCGCAGAATATCGTGGGGTTTTAGGTAAAGAACCTTTTGATTATAAAGGTGATACTATTGTTGGTTACGCCGAAAACCCTTATAGAAACTTCACTACTGAAGGTGACTCACAATTTATTGTTGATGCAATGGTTGCTGAGACGGGTCCTTCATGGGATGATTTTGTTGAGGCAATCAATGGAGGTTCAATTTTCTCAATTATCACGGCACGTGGACACACACCTTCGGTATTAAAAGATGCTGTATATAATATGATTATGACTAATCACAAGGGTATTAATAAAGAAGAATTAATCTCAAACCTCAAGAATTTTAGAGACATCTCTGGTGAGGACGAAATGACTGATGATGATATAGTTGAATCGTATTTGGACTTATTAAAGTTCCACCCAGTAACTTATGGTGAAGGTAGTGCTGCGAACCCTGAAGAAGGAAAGATAAAAGCCCTTAAAAACTTTATCTCTTATGTAAAGGATATGGCTGGTAAATTAAATCAGAGAGCTTTCTTTAAGAACGACATTAAAAATAATTTCGTTCCTATGATTGGTTTTTCT